TTACCGTACAGCCCTGCGAAACTGGCCTGCTGCTACAGACGAAGAGGGTGAAGCCCTTTTCCCCCACACAAGACCGGAGTTATAAACATGGCATTAACTAAAGTAACATCAGGCGTTCTTGCTGATGACAGCATTGGCTCCGCGCAAATAGCTGATGGCGCTGTAGGTACATCTGCTCTAGCCTCTACGATAGCCGCTGGTATTCCCACAGCTACTGTTGGCAGCAACGGTAACGCTACGGCTAACACGCATCACTTTGTTGGTACTGCTGGGGTAACACTGACGCTCCCTACACCTACCGTTGGCATGAAGGTCTACGTCACTGTAGGTAACTTTGTGAACACAATCATTGGGCGCAATAGCAGCACCATCGTAGGCTCTGCATCAGACCTAACAATTAACGTAGCTAACATGTCTATTGGGCTTGTTGGAACTTCAACTTCTTCGTGGGTATTTATTTAATGAGTAATTTAACAGACCTAATCTCAGCAGGCGGTGGTGGTTCTCTGCCAGTAAACATAGTATTAACTAAATCACAGACATGGGTTCCACCTGTTGACGGGAACATCTGTATTCACGTTGTTGGTGCTGGCGGGGGTGGTAGTGCCGACACTGGCGGATGTAATGGCGGGGGTGCTGGAGGCTATTCTAAAAAAACATCTTTAGCTGTCACTACTTCAGGCTCTTTTACTGTTGTTGTAGGGTCTGGAGGTCTCGGCGCGATATACGCTAGTGGACGATATAATGGGGTAAATGGAGGAAACAGCACTGTTGCAGGAACAGGTTTATCTTCAACACTTATAGCAAGCGGAGGTGTCGGAGCGTCTACATCTGCTTCTGGTGCTGGCGGGTCAGCCTCTAATGGTGACGTAAACAACACTGGTGGTGCTGGCACTTTTTACGGAGGCGGTGGTGTTGGTTTGACAGGAACAGGTAATGCTGGCGAAAACTATTCACGAGGTGGGGGTGATTGTGATTTGATAGGTCCGACCAGCCTTATAGGACATGGTAAACTTTTTGGAGGCACTGGAAGTAGGGCGTATTATACAAGCACAAACAATGCTAATAGCTATGGCGTTAAAAATTATATGCCTAGCGGTGACTTTTTAGCTGGTGGCGGCTCTCTAATTATTCAGAATACGGGAATTGCAGTGTATACCCTCGGTGGAAACGGTGGCATTGGCGGTGGCGGCGGTGGGTCTAGGAATATGAATAGCGCAAATTATAACCTAGGTGGTAACGGCGGTGACGGCATCGTAATCATTCAATACTTACCAGCATAAGGAGAGAAAAATGAGATATATAATTAAAGATGCTGATGGCAACATCACAAACACCATCAATGCTGACGCTGAGTTTGTTGCAGCTAACTTTGACCACTATGAGCTTTGGGTAGCACCTACACCTGTAGAGCCAACAGCAGCAGAAGCTGGACGTATGTGGCGTGACATGGAACTGTCATCTACAGACACAGCTTCACAAACGCCAGACTGGCCGAATCGTGACAACATCCTGACGTATAGGATTGCATTGCGTCAATGGCCGTCCACAGATTCGTTTCCCACAACGCGGCCTATTTTAGGAGGCTAATATGATTGCTGAAATAACCCTTGTCGTTGGTGCGCTAAAGACTTTAAACGCGGGGATTAAAACCGTCAAGGAGTCAGGTAGCCACCTGTCTGATTTAAAAGGGTTATTTTCTACAATCACGGAATCAAAAGTTGCTGTCGAGAATATCGAAGAGGCTACCAAAGCTGGCGATCATGTTCTGAGTCAGGCAGAGGCGCTTGATTTAGCGTGGGCAAAAGCTGAAATACGCGCTAAAGAGAAAGAACTTAAAAAGCATACTCCGAGAGAAGTCTGGCGTGATATGTTAGCAATACAGCATAAGTCGCTTATGGAGAATAAGCACCAGCGCGAGAAGAAAAGATTAGCCAAGCTGCGGCAACAGTCTAAAAATGATGATATGATTAAACACGTTTTTGGAGGCATGCTGTTGGTTGCAACGGCTGCTAGTTTTTATTACTTTTATTGGGTTTGATATGTCGGATATTGAAACAATTTCTAAGCTAGAATCGCATGAAAAAGAATGCGCCATTAGATACGAGAACATTGAGCGTAGACTAGAAGGCGGCACTAAGCGATTTGACAAGCTAGAGGCAATGCTTTGGATGATGTACCCAACGATAATTTCAGTTTTTGCTGTTGCCAAATGGATTGAATGATATGTTACAAGCACTGATTGCCCCAGTGGCAAGTTTACTAGACAAATGGATACCTGATGCCGACACAAAGCAGAAGATCGCACATGAGATTGCAACAATGTCGGAACGCCACGCGCAGGAACTTGCACTGGCACAAGTTAAGCTCAACACCGAAGAGGCCAAAGGAAATTGGTTCCAAAGTAGCTGGCGGCCAGCAACAGGCTGGGTCTGTGTGCTTGGATTTGCCGTTAACTTTCTGATCTCACCACTAGCCGCTGGCGCAGGTATCGTCATACCACAAGCTGACACTGGCACAATGATGCCTATTCTTATGGGCCTGTTAGGACTTGGTGGGCTACGCAGCTTCGAAAAGACCAAAAGTTTAGAAGGAAAATAACATGGCTAAATCAGCTAAGAAAAAAGAAGGCTACTTCAGAGCTAAAGAACTGACCTGCAAATGCGGCTGTAATGCTGTTGAGTTTGATCTAGGCTTTCTAGCTACCTTAAATGATATCCGAGAGGAGTGTGGATTCAGTCTACCCCTGTCATCTGCTTACAGATGCCCACAGCACCCCATAGAAGCGCGTAAAAGCAAGCTAGGAGCGCATACAACTGGAAAGGCAGTAGATGTGTTGTGTATGGGAGAAAAGGCCTTAGAAGTCATTAGAGTGGCCCAGAAGCATGGTATAGAAAGAATAGGTATTCAGCAGAAAGGATCGGGTCGATTTATTCACCTAGATGTCTGTACCGAAGAAGATGGATTCCCTAGCCCTGCTATTTGGTCATATTAAACTCCATAAAATCAAAGCCCTGTTAGCGCGGGGTTTTTTTTCGCCTTACTTAAATAAAGTTTACAAAAAGGTTTACATTTCGAAATAGGTAAGGCATCATTACACCTCAATCAATAAAACAAGGTATATACAAATGAAAGATTATAACGGTTGGACAAATCGCAACACTTGGCTCATCAACCTTTGGTTTGGTGACATTATCCGTCAAGAGCTTGAAGAGGATGCAGCCACTACTGCTGACATGATAGAAAATATGGTTATGGACTGCATTGATCAGGAAGGTAAAATTTGCTCGCTTATGCTGCATGATTTCTTAGATTTTGATGGAATCAATTGGGGTGAGATTTGGGAGCATAATTGCATGGATATCTTCTACTCACTAGAGGCTTCAGCATGAATATTAATGATTTAAGTTTTTATGAGCAGGGTGAGTATGATGCTTTACATGGTCACGCTGTCAGAGATGTAGAAAATCCAGAGTATTACTGGGGCTATGCTGACCAGTACGCTCAAGAGCAATGTGATACAGCTAACACTAAACCAACAGGGGAATGAAATGAGTTTATCTAAAGAGGTCTGGCAGACTTTATCTGCTATTGATGTATCTAAGCACATCGAGAAGAAAGGAAATTTGTCTTATTTATCATGGGCTTGGGCATACGGAACGATGATGGAACACTATCCAGAATTACATTATTCTTTTGAAGAAGATAAATGTGATGCCACTGGTACTGTCGAGATTAGTTGCGTAGTTCATATCCATACGGGCGGTGAGCAAGATCAGGTAATGATGCGTCACATGTGGCTACCTGTAATGGACCATAGAAACAAAGCAATAATTAACCCTGATAAGTTTGCAATTAACAGCAGCAAGATGAGATGTCTAGTTAAGTGTTTTGCGATGTTTGGGTTAGGTCACTACATTTACGCAGGTGAAGATATTAACCCTGTAATTGCTAATGCGGTTATTAGCGATCATCAAGCGGCTGAGTTAATAATGCTGATGGATGAGCGTGACGCTGACACTATTGCATTCTGTAATCATTTTAAATGCGAAAACCCTTATAAATTGCTTGCTTCTCAATATGACAGGGCTATGCACGCATTGCGTAATAAGAAGGCACCTCAAGGATGATTATCTTAGACCATGAGCAAGGTACTGACGAATGGTTTGCCGCACGACTGGGCAAACCTTCAGCAAGTAACTTTGGCAAGTTAATAACAACGACTGGGAAGCCTTCTGCATCTGCTGATAATTATATTCATGAATTAATCGCAGAGCGTCTAACAGGTAAATCTGAACCTTTTTACACGAATGAGCATATGCAGCGCGGAACTGAACTTGAGCCAGAGGCTAGAGAAGCTTATGAATATATCACCGACTACAAGGTGACTGAGCATGGGTTTATTCTTGACGATAGCAAAGAGTTTGGTTGCTCGCCTGATGGCATTATTTATCACAATCCAAAGTATATGACTGGAGTTGAGATTAAATGTCCAGCAGCAAAGACAATGGTCAAATATAGCCTTGATCCACAATCTTTAGGAAAGGCTTATTACCAGCAAATACAAGGCTGTATGCTTGTAACTGGTGCAGCATCTTGGGATGCTTTTGCATTCCACCCCCAGATTCCTCCTGTTTTGGTTACATTTTGCCGAGACGAAGGATTTATTGAGAAACTGGCCGATGAAGTAAATAAGGCCGTCAATGTAATATTAAACCAAGTGGAGAAGTTAAAATGAGTGAACACGAGCAGAAAGACAATAGCGGTGCTATTTTTAAAAATGACAAAAAAGAAACAGAAACCCACCCAGATTATAAGGGTTCAGCTCTGATTGCTGGCGTTGATTATTGGGTAAACGTCTGGGTAAATACCTCGGCAAAAGGAACTAAGTACATGAAAACCAGTTATACCAAAAAAGACGTGGCTATTCCTGTTGTTGCCCCACAGGTCACACAATCAGTAGCTCCTGCCGAAATTACTATTGAAAATATGGATGACGATATACCATTCTAGAATAAAAACCCCCCTCGCGAGAGGGGGTAAACCATAGGAGTAGTTTGCCAGTCGGGGAACCAGCCCAATTAATATAACACAGGATTATCACCGATGGAATTAATCGATGCGGGCAAATGTTTGAGACTTGCACAACTGCACAAAAAAGTGAGTAGTGCCAAGCTATCTAGAATCATTAAGACTTCTAAGCAGCAAGTGTTAAGGTGGCGCAGAAGTAAAAATATGAAGCTACATACTCTACAATTATTAGCTTTATCGTTAGACTTGAGTGTTAGCGAGTTTATCGAATTTAATAAAAATTGATCAAAAAGGTTTACTTTATTGATTATAAAAGGCATCATTTAAAAAGTATTCGGGCTTGAGGCTGACGGACTCCTTAGATAAAACGTCAGAGCGTGGTTGACCCTCCAGACATAGCCCCATAGATAACTCGGTAGTTATTAGTGGATAGGTTGGATATCCGATACGAATACGATTTTACCGCAAAGCTGCTTTAGCCCTTTGATCTTTAATTTACTATTAACTTTAGTAAAAGGGTTAAATCGTCTTTAAATTAATATATATAAAATAATTAATCATTAATACAAGGTGAGGCTTGCCGAACCATAGGAGATAAAGTGAGCAAAGGTGATAAGCAAAGGCCAACTGACAAGGCTAAGTTTGATGTTAACTTTGATAAAATATTTGGTGTCAAAGATAAAAAATTAGTTAAAAAACCAAAAGGGGATAACAATGAAAGATAAAACATTCCAAGGCATGTTAAAAGAATACTTTGATTATCAAGATGGTAAATTAATCTGGATTAAAAGTAATAAAGGGTTTACTGGTAGGGCGGCTGGTTGTATATCTGTTAAAGGCTATATCCATATTCACTTTAAGCAAAAAACCTATCTAGCTCACAGACTTATTTATCTCTATCATCATGGCTATCTACCTAAGGTTCTCGATCATATAAATGGGGTTAAGACAGACAATCGCATCGAGAATTTACGAGAAGCTACTGCAAGTCAGAATCAGCACAATAGAGCGTTAAACGCTAATAATACGTCAGGTTATAAGGGCGTAACATTTAATAAGTTGCGTAATAAGTGGCAAGCTAAAGTTAAGACTAATAGCGTTTACAAGCATCTAGGGCTGTTCGAAAACATAGAAGATGCGGCTATGGCCGTTAGTAAATACCGTTTAGAAGTTCATGGCGAATTCGCAAAACACGCATAGGAGCGTTTTATGTTATTAAATGATGGCGAGAATTGGGAGCCAGCAGATGATTTGGTTCTTAAATGGAAAACTCATTTTCGTGGCAAGGTTGATGTTGACCGCGAATTGGTGAAGATGGAATTATGGTGTGACGTTAATCCTAAAAAGCGCAAGACAAAAAAAGGTATTGAAACTTTTTGTCTTACTTGGCTCAATAATGCTGAAAAGGCAGGTAATGGAGCCAAAACTTTACAAAAATCACAAGAGGCAGAGTTTGCGGCTAGGCACAAAAAAAGAACATCTAGCATACGCAGTAGGCCGATTGATGAGGGCATGACTGATGTTAGTTTTTTATTTGGCGAAGAAAAAATAATGATGGAGCAATTTTATTTAACTAGATACGGATTTTTTTGGGACGGGGAGTTGAAATATGGGGCAGGTTAACGAAATTAGGAAAGTAGAGTTTAAAGGAGACCATGAGTATTTTGTTGAGGGCGAGAGCTACACCTACAATCAATATGCTGAGTGGACAATCAAGAATTGCAAATACGGTGGAGTCGCACGAGAAACAATAAAAGGCAGGTTGTACGCGGAACCTTTTTGCCTAATTGAGCATTTAGCTCCAGCCGACAGAATGTCCAAAAAGCATTGGTTTGTCGATATGATGCGTGAAAATAAAATAGCCGAATCGGTAATGACAGAAATTGAAAACAAAAACGCTTTAAACAGAATAAAGCTGTGTTCTCGCTTAGGGACGAAATCAGAAAGACTTTCTCAAAAATGGTTGAAGCTACCCCCGATAACCATTCGTGAATATAACGAGTGGCGCTAATGGGTACTCAGGGAGATTTTGTATTAATCAAAAGCGCGGCAGAGATTGAAAGAAAGTTGCCATCTATATTGAAGCGCATAGAGGGTTGGGATTTCACTGCTCCGCTGGTCGTTAAAGTGCAGAAATACGAAAACCCTAGAAGCACTAGCCAGAACGCTTTATCTCACGTTTGGTACAAAGAGATAGCGGTAAAGATGGCAAAGAAGGGCCACAAGGTAGAATACGGAAAGCCAGAAGATGTCTGGAAACTCTTTTTAAAACAAAGGTTTTTAGGGGTAGAGAGTTATTCTATTGGCGAGAAAGTTAATATTGCTGAACAAATAAAAAGCACAAGCAAGTTAACTAAAGGCGAAATGGTACACTTTCTTGATCAAGTGTATCATTGGGCCGAGAAGCAAAAGATACTTCTTCCTATACCCGCAGATAGCGAGTATGCCGAGCTACTGAACAAGCAGGAGAGATAACATCTCAAAAATTGACCCAAGAGTCTTATTAGAATTTGCCACGCAGCCACGTCACATTGAAGTGTTAAACGCTGTAATCGAATGCGGATCAAACAATAAAGCGTCCAAGAAGTTAGGCACAAGTAGGCGCAATATAGATATCATGCTCAAGAGGCTAGAGGCTAGGGCAGCAACTCAGGCTGTAGCGCCACATCGAAGTGTTGACCGCGAAACAATGCAAGGCTTTGAGGCGAAGCGAGTATCCACTGCTTATAATTCTGAAGGCGAGATTGCACTCCAGTGGGTAATTCAAGAGCCTGAAAAGCGTAATATGAGAGAGAAGCTTGATGCCGTAATGGAAGGCATTAAAGACGATCTTACTGGCTTTAAAAAGCCTTCTAAATCCCCTAAAGATACGAACGCAGATTACCTTGCGATGTATATGGTCGGTGACCATCACTTCGGAATGTTAGCTGACAGTGAGGTCAAGGTTGATGATGATGACTGGGATGTCAAAATAGCGACACAAATATTGCTAGATGCAACAGCTAAACTGTCAAAACGCGTAGGCAATGCCGAAGTCGGTGTATTGTTAAACGTGGGTGATTTTTTCCATGCCGATAGCAGCGCCAATACTACGACTAAAGGAACGCCAGTTGATGTTGATACTCGTATTGGTAAGACCTTTAAGCTGGCTGGCAGGTTGTTCCAGATATTAATTGACAAGATGTTAGAGACTCATAAGGAAGTAGTGGTTATCAATGTTAGAGGCAACCATGATTCTGATATGGCTTGTCACCTTTCTAGCTGCTTGGAGTTGCTTTACAGCAAGGATAAGCGCGTAAACGTATTGCAAAATTATTCTAAGTTCATCCATTACCAGTGGCACAACAATCTATTTGTTTTCCATCACGGGGATAGGATGAAGCATGAGCAAATATTGCAAACTGTTATCCGAAACCTTGATGACGAGTGGAGTCAATCTAAAAACCGCTACTGCCATTTAGGTCATATTCATCACCATGTATCCAGAGAAGTTGGTTCTATGCACTTTGAACATTGGGGCAGTCTCACCGCCACAGATAGCTGGCACTCAGATTCTGGCTACGGAGCAGAACGATCTATGACTGCGGTTGTTTATCACAAGCAGAATGGTGAAGACTCTAGGGTTAAGATAAAAGTAGAGGCGTTAAATGAGTAATGTCATTGATTTTCCAACATTTAGCCTTACGGTTACGCGGGCTTTTTGCGATTGCGGCCGTAGTCTTGAGTATTGGGTTAGCGATGATGATTACGCTTATGGTATTTGTCCTCGCTGCGATCTTAACAATCCTGAGAAAGTATTACTGACTAACATGGAGACGACATGGGAGCATTAGAGAAGCAAGAAGGCGGGGATCATTACAAGCTGGCTATCCAGCCGATAGTTTATATCACGATGAATAAACTACCATTTATTGATGGCTGTATTGTTAAATATGTCAGCAGACATCGCACCAAAAATGGTGCAGAAGACATTAAGAAAATTATTCACTATTGCGAATTGCTACTTGAGCTTGAATATGGCGAAACGTAAATTAAAAACAGTCGCGCAGGAAGTAGAAGCAGCGGCAAAGCTCCTACAACGTCTTGTAAGGCTCAAGGCCAGCGATGACAACGGATACTGCCAGTGCGTTACCTGTGGGAAGGTAGACCATTATAAGGCTATGCAGGGCGGTCACTTTATACCCAGAGGCAGAACTGTTTTTAAGTTATTTGAAGAAAACATTCACCCTCAGTGCCCATCGTGCAACCTGTGGGGTATGAAGCAGGCGCATTATGTCCTGCGCTACAGGCAGTGGATGGTTGACGCTTACGGCCAGCGAAGGGTTAAGGCCATGGAAAGACTGGCTTGGAGGGCTTCGCCTAAGTTTAACCGCGATGAAGTCATACAGTTTCAGCGCGATCTGAAGGCTCAGATTAAAGATCAAGAATGGCGAATCGGAGAAATTTAATCTTTTTTAACTTATTTTGCGATTTAATTAACAAAAAGGTTTACTTTCTATAAGATAAGGCCCATAGTTACACCTCAATCAAAAAACAAAGGTATTAAACAAATGACTAAATTAACTTCTAATCAAACAGCGGCTCTTGCAGTGTTCCATGACTTTATTGATTCTGAATCAGATTTTGATTGGGGCGATTATTTCTGGATGGATGATCTAATTGAAATGCTTACCGAAAACGGCTGGGAGCGCAAAAGCGCAGAAGGAACACTAGGTAGCTTGCTCGAATCAAATGATATCGGGTTGCAAGAGTTTGAAATGACTGCTCACCCTGAAAAAGGTGAAAAGCAAGAAATGCTCTACATTGTTAACCATATACCTAGCTGGGCTTAATAATCAAAGCGCCCCTTCGGGGGCAATCAAAAAATCAAGGGGAATAATATGTTAAAAGCCAAATCATTTACTACAAAAATTCAAAAAGTTCGCGTTTCGTTTTCCGTTGAAGTTGATGCCAATATGATTAAAGAATACATCAAAGAGCTTGGTACAGACGAAACTGTCAGTCAGTTTATTAAAAGTCACATGATCGCCTCAGGCGTTGGGGTTCTTGAAGAGAATCTTGTAAATAACGGCTACGGCTATAACACAGTGGAGTTAGTGTAATGTTAGATCGTCACTCAATGACTTACAGCCAACTCAACACTGTTGAAAAAGCTGAGTTAGAAAAACAAGAAAACCGCGCTGGATGGATTGGCGCGGCTATACTCCTAATCATGTATTGCGCTGTAAGCACTATGGAATACAACGACTGTATTAATCTGGGGGTTTGCTAATGTCTATGCAATCTTTTGAAGAAACTTTGGATGCGGTGTTACCTACCATGATGTCAGAGTACAAGAGGTGGGAAGGTGATTTGTTAGATTTAGTTGATGGCGATAAAGATACCATTTGCTATTTTTTCTTGAAGAATATGCCTAGCTGGTGGGATGATTACCTGCCCCCTAACCTGCTGGATCAGCATAACTTTTTAGATGAGCTATATACCAATTCAAGAAATGAACAGATATCATGTACATTGAGAGATTCAATTTACCTTACTCTTGAGTTGTTTTTAAGAGAGCAGGTATTAAATTCTTATGCTAGAGTTATGGATATTGAGCCAGAAGCTTTTGCTGGATATGACAGGTGGCAATAATGGATATTAAAAAATTAATCGCTGATGCCCATAAGGTGGCAGATCGCGAGATACTAAAGCACAAGATCAAAGCTGGTTTTGTAAGATTCAGGGAGTGGGCAGTAGAGCCATGTTGGATCAGTAACGGCCAGTTCATTGTTATATTATTATGCTTGTTAGGTTTTGTAATTTACTAGGTCGGAGGGCTCATATCCTCTCCTGCTAGGCTGATCCCCTAGTGACCGATATAGGATCAGGCCAAGGTTCCTTTGTTACCTTTGAACCAAGATTAGTCCACTTGGGAGCCGAAACGGACTACCTTACATATCATATTTGGTATGTCATCTATAGAAAACACTCATTTCCGATCATCACTAATAACGTATAAGATGCCGCCTCATTTACAAACAGAGGAGCATAAAGTGATACTTTACATGGTTATATTCGTAGTATTATCTCTTGGCGCAGTCGCAGCTGACGATCTCAATTAGTTTACATTTCCGTTGAAAAGAGTCTACAATGCCTTAGTTAACTACTAAAAGGGTAGATCATGGAAGGGTTAGACATATCAAAAAGCCTTGAAGATTGTTTCCAATATGAGCTAAGTGATGAGATTGTGCGCTTTGACTCAATAATTGATTCTTTGATGACCACTGATGTTCCTAGAGAAAAGCTGAGAGAAGAGCTATCTGACTGGAAGTTTGAAGTTGAAAACATTGTGGTTGATATAGAGTTTGAGGAAGTGCTTCAAAACGAAGGGCAAAGAGAATTTGAGATAATGGCTGAAGAGCTATTCGGGACGGAAATTTAATGTTAAAGATAAGCTATAGGAAACCAGCAGAATTAATACCATACGTCAGTAACTCAAGAACTCACAGCGAACAGCAAATACAACAAGTTGCCTCTAGTATCAAAGAGTTCGGATTCACAAACCCTATTTTAATAGATGAGAAAAGCGGAATAATAGCTGGGCATGGTCGCTTACAGGCTGCTTACCTTCTCAATTTAGATAAAGTCCCTACCATCACCCTTGAAGGCCTGACGGACGCGCAGAGGAAGGCGTACGTGATTGCAGATAATAAGCTGGCTCTCAATTCTGGATGGGATGATGAGCTTTTAAAGTTAGAGCTTGAAGTGTTATCTGACCTAGACTTTGAACTAGACATATTAGGCTGGGATGTATTGCCTGATTTTAAGGATGATATTGATTACTCTATTCTTGATGAAGATGATCTTGACGCTGATTTGTCTGATATGACGGACGGAGTTAAAAGAGCCATTCAGATAGAGTTTGAATCACAAGACTATGACGAAGCCGCAGAGTTGATTAAATTCTGGAGAAATGAGGGTGCTTATGTTGGCGGTCTTATCTTAGATTACTTCCGTAAAGAAAAGGCTAAACTTTGATTGTCTGCATTCCCTCTAAAGGGAGGCCAGAGACAAAGACGCATTTACTATTTGAGGCCGCAGGGTTTGACGTCTATCATTTTGTTGAGCCGCAAGACGTAGACAGTTATCGCGTTAACAACAAGATTTGCATTGAAGCCGATGACATGGGGATGACATACGTTCGCAATTTTATGCTTGATTGGTGCAAGGACAATCAAATAGATTGGGCGTGGTTCTGTGACGATGACATTACCCAGTTTGGGAAGTTTGACGGAAAGACTAGAAAGACCAGTGCTGACGAATTATGGGCTGTATCTGAGAAAGCGTTTCAGTTGCCGTTTGAGATCGTTGGGATAGGGACTAGAGCTTTTGCGTGGAGTACTAAACAAGCCGTGTCTATCAACTCAAAGTTTGTTGAGGGTTGCGTGCTAATTAACGTAAAGAATATCCATTGGCGTTATAGAGAGGACACGAAAGAAGACCGAGACTTTTGTTTTCAGTGTATAGAGCAAGGACATGGGATACTAAGGTTTAACAGAGTGTTTTTTGATACGCCTGTTGTCGGGACTAATAAGGGTGGACTCCACGATTGGTATAAGAGCAACCGAGATGGTAATGCCGCAAAGAAATTAGTTTTAACATGGTCTCCTTGGATACAGCTAAAACAAAAACCGAATCGCTTAGATGTAAAGGCTGACATATCTGGTTTTGCTAAAAGTTGCATGAGGAAAATAAAATGAAGAATCTTGAATTGATGGAAATAGAGCACAGTGTAAAAGTAGGCGACACTTGCGGGCATATTGACCCAAACGTCCTAGAGGATTCATTGTTCCTAATTGATGGAAAGCCTATAGGGTTTTATATTAAAGACATCGCTAAATACAGCAAAAAAGCGGCTCAATTAGCTGACATAGCTGACAAAGAATTACGATCTAAAAATGTACCCAAAAGCTTAATGAAAAGAAGCAGTGGGTTTATGGAAGATGATAAGGCAAAACAGGTATTACAATATTCAACTATACTTGGCTCTATCCCGCCCAAACCTCACATGAGAAGGCCGTATCCTACGAGGAGCAGTGTTCACGGTGTAAAGAGCGCAAACACGTTTGTCAAAGCGATGCTAATGCTTGCAAAAGAAAGTGAACAGATAGTCAAACAGATCACTCCACAACTGTATGAGCAACAGAAAGAATTGATCGCTAAAAACATCGCAAAAGAATGGAGGTTTGGAGACCTGTTTACTAGCAGTATTTCAAACTTCAACATTGCCGCTGACTTCCATAGGGACAACGGCAACCTAAAAGGATGCTCTAACGTCATTATAACGAAACGAAGTAACAGTACAGGGGGATGCACGACTGTACCTGATTATGGTGCAACAGTAGACAGCAGGGATAACTCTATGCTGTATTATCCTGCTTGGAGAAACGTGCATGGCGTAACGCCTATTGTGCCAACTCATTCAGGGGGGTATCGTAATACGTTAGTATTCTACCCATTAGCAAATTTCCCGCAGGTGTAAAATGAAGTTAGGCAATCAAGGTGATGGTGGGGGAAGACCTGAAGTGGTTTTCAGTGAAGCTCAAGCTAATCAAATAGAAGCATTGGCGTCTGTCCTAACTAAAGGGCAAATAGCTGATTATTTTAATATCTCTGAAACAACTTTAAGGGCTATAGAAGAGCGGCAACCTGAGGTTTCTGATGCTTATAAAAAGGGAAGAGTTAAGGCTTTTGCTGGAATGGGTCAAAACCTGATCAAAATGGCACAGGCTGGTAACGTGGCTGCAAATATATTCTACCTAAAAACTCAGGCTGGTTGGAAGGAAGCTGAATCTGAAGTTCAAGAAATCCCACAGATCAATATTATGGTAGACCCGCGTGCAGTTAACCCTACCGCAGAGTGAGATATTCTTATCCAGTAGCCGCTTTGTTTCTGTGGTTGCTGGTAGACGGTTCGGAAAGACCTTTCTTTCTACTGGTAAGCTGCTAGAGCAAGCGGTAGCAGGTAATGACCGCAATGTCTGGTATGTCGCACCTACCTATGGCGCAGCAAAAGAAATCGCTTGGAATATGCTGATACACACCATACCGCCTGAGTATGTGTATAAGACAAACGAATCTAGCCTAACACTACGCCTCATTAATGGGTCCGTAATCGCTTTAAAGGGCGCGGAAAAGCCTAATAACCTTCGTGGTAGAGCCTTAGACTTTGTTGTTATGGATGAGTTTGCCGATATGCGACCAGAAGCATGGTATGAGGTTCTTAGACCCAGTTTAAGTGATCGTCAGGGTGGCGCAATGTTTATTGGGACGCCTAAAGGAAGGAATCACTTCTATGACCTCTGGGCTAAAGGAGTTGATGGGGCTAATGATTGGGAGTCTTTTCAGTACACAACTTTAGATGGCGGTAACGTCCCGCCAGAAGAGATTGAATCTGCTAGGGCTGATCTCGATGAAAGAACTTTTAATCAAGAATATTGCGCCCAGTTTGTAACGTACGCTGGCCTGATTTACTATGGGTTTAGTCGTGAAGACTCTGTGTTGGATATAGGGGATGATAGTGGTACACTCCACGTTGGTATGGATTTTAACCTTGATCCCATGTCGGCCGTTATCTGCATTCGTAAAGGCGAGAAGCTGTATGCCGTTGACGAGATTGTCATGTATGGATCAAATACTGACGAGATGGTTGCGGAGCTAAAAGACCGTTACGGCAATCGGAATGTTATTATTTATCCAGACCCAGCATCAAGACAGCGGAAAACATCTGCTGGTGGTCGAACTGATTTGTCGATCTTACAAAACGCAGGTTTTAGCGTTAAGGCGAAAAACGCACACGCATTGGTCAGGGATAGAATCAACGCTGTGAATAGTCGTTTACTGTCGGGTGATGGTGAGCGGCATTTGTTTGTCAGCAGTAAATGCAAGCAGACTATTAAGTCTCTTGAGCGGCAAACATATAAAGAAGGAACAAGCGTTCCCAATAAAGACGATGGCTTTGATCATATGAATGATGCCCTTGGCTACTTGGTTGAATACTTGTTCCCAGTTCGCACAGAATACGACACGCCACAACCCACAAGGTGGACTTGATGAGATTGAACACAGATACGACGCACCCAGAATACGACATTTTTAAAGATCGCTGGGAGTTTTACCTGCGTTCCTATATGGGCGGCCAAGATTATATAGATGGTGAGTACCTTACTCGCTATATCAGCGAGACTAGAGAAGACTACCTTCGTAGACTTGATCTAACTCCATTAGACAATCACTGCAAGAATATCGTACATATTTACAGCAGTTTTCTTTGGCGCGTACCGCCCACTAGAGTATTTAATACTGTTGCTGGCAATGTTGCGCTTGAACCATTCTTAGATGATGCAGACCTTGATGGTCGTAGCTTTAATGCGTTTATGCGTGAATGTCAGGTATGGGCCAGCGTTTATGGTCATATCTGGGTGATGATGGATAAGCCGAAGTCTAATGCTGGCACTAAGGCTGAAGAGTTAGCGCAAGAAATACGCCCGTATGTGACGATGTTTACGCCCGACAACGTAATGGATTGGGATTATGAGCGCACCCTTAGTGGTCGCTTTGAGCTTACATATTTTAAAGTCAAAGAATCGGTTGTTCGCATTGACGAGTCTAATATTGAGACATATTACCGCGTGTGGACTAAAGACACGGTAGAGCTTTGGAAGTCTGACAATGAAGACGAAAAGATGGTTTCTAATGAAGACAACCCACTAGGCAAAATACCTGCTGTGTTCCTTCCTGCCAACCGTTCTACAGTTAGAGGCATTGGCATTAGTGACCTGTCAGACGCTGCCTACATGCAGCGAGCAGTCTATCAGGAGCTATCTGAGATAGAGCAGTTGATTCGTATATCCAACCACCCGACACTGGTTAAGTCTTTTGGCACTGATGCTAGCGCTGGTGCTGGTGCAATCATCAATATGCCTGATGATATGGATGCGAGCTTAAAGCCTTACCAGATTCAGCCTAGCGGAGCTAATCTTGACGCTGTACGCGCTGCTATTAATGACAAGGTGCAGTCTATCAACCGTATGTCTCACATGGGCGCAGTTCGTGGCACTGAAGCTATGACCATGAGCGGTGTAGCTATGCAGACTGAGTTCCAGATGCTTAATGCTAAGTTATCTGAGAAGGCTGATCTGTTAGAGTTAGCAGAAGAGCAGTTGTGGTTGTTGTTCTGTGACTGGCAAGAGATTACAGCAGACGTAGAGATATTCTATCCTGATGCGTTTGACCTGAGAGACTACGACAAAGAATTAATGTTCTTACAACAGATGAAAGCAGCAGGTGTTAAGTCGGTTACACTAGCTCAAGAATTAGACAAGAAGATTGCAGACCTTGTGCTTGATGACGAGCAGCTTAATACGGCACATGAGGAGATTGAATCTGGCGCTCAAGTGTTAGGCCAATTTAACGAGCAGGTTATTGAGACTGAAGCATAATGCCTACAGATATAGAGCATGGTGAAGAGTTAGCGCGGTTAGCTGCACTTAATCAGCAAAAGCTGGCCGATGCTCTAGTGACTCTGGAAGATAGGATTGCAGACCTTATGGCATCTGCTCCATTATCCGATGGCAATCTGTTTGATTTAGAGTGGGCGATACAAGCAAGAGCAGAGATACGTCAGGCGGTAGAAGAAGAATACCTGACAGTCGTTGATGATATTGTTAGGAACTACAGCACTGTTGCGGTATCTGCAACGGAAATGCTTGCTACTTATGGAGCTTTTACCAAGCTAGACCCTAGAATAATTAATCAGTTGCAACGGTTAACCTTTCAAGGTTTTCAAGATATAGGTAACGAATACCTTGATGTTCTATCCAAGGAGGTTTATCAGAATACATTAACTGGTCGCTCCTTTGCTGAAAGCGTTAGAACTATTAAAGAAGTAGCTGGCGGTAGAATGGCAAAGAATGCTACACAGCAAGTGCATGATTCATTAATGCAGTTTGATGCTTCCATTAATGTTGCTATAGGCAAAGAGTCTGGCGCTACAAGCTGGAGATATGTAGGTAGGTTAATCGCTACCAGTAGGCCATTCTGTAGAGAACATGAAGGCCAAGTATTTACGAATGAAGAGATAGAGAATACATGGGCGGGTAGTTGGGCTGGCAAGGCATTTGGCGATCCGTTTATTGTTAGAGGTGGCTACAATTGTGGTCATAGATTTAGACCAGTATTTGAAGAGGAATTGTAATGCCAAAAGGTACAGGAACATACGGTAGTAAAGTTGGCCGTCCGAAAAAGAAGAAGAAGGTTAAAAAGTAACCAATTATGCTACACTAACTATTCACCAATACTCTTTATGAGGCACGTTACATGAGCGATTTAATCATGGGTACAGAAGCTGATACTGAAACAGCAGTAGTAGAAAGTCAGGATACCAAAACCTTTACACAGGACGAGCTTGATCGCATTGTTGCAGATAGAGTTGCAAGAGAGCAGAGAAAGTTTGACAAGAAGATACAAGGCATTGACCTTGATGACGCTAAAGACTTGATGGCAAAGCGGGAAGCCGCAGAGTTAGAGCGACAAAAGGAACGTGGCGAGTTTGATTCTATTCTGAAAAAGACGGTAGAGAAGAAAGATTCGGAGATAGCAAGTTACAAAGGCAAGCTGCAACAGATGCTTGTTGATGGGGCCATTTTAGGCTCTGCCAGTAGCAACAACGCTGTTAATCCAAATCAAGTTTCTCAGTTACTTAAAGACCAGACTAGGCTGTCAGATGACGGCACAGTTGAGGTGCTAGACGCTAATGGAGTACCGCGCTACAATGACAGCGGTGATCTGTTATCTGTCAATGAAATGGTAACGGAATTTTTGACGGTTAATCCGCACTTTGTACGAGCCTCTAAAGGCGGCGTAGGAAGCGAAGGTAAGACTGGAAGCATTAACGACAACGCTGGTAAGACCAAAAGTCGTGAAGAATTTGAACAACTTAACCCTGCCAAGCGTATGGCATTTGTCAAAAGCGGTGGGACAATTACATAATTTTTAGGAATATTTAAAATGGCTGAGAACACTATTACAGGTCTAGTACCTGACATCTACGAAGCATTAGACATCGTTTCACGCGAATTAACTGGAATGATTCCTTCTGTTACAATGAACGCATCTGCTAATGAAGCTGCTGTTGGGCAAAACATTCGCGTTGACGTGGAACCCGCAGGTAATGTATCTAACATCACCCCTGCAATGGTCACACCTGATCCCACAGGGCAAACTTCTTCTTTTACTGACATTGTCATCACTAAGTCTCGTGCTGCTGAGTTCGGTTTTAATGGCGAAGACCAGAAGGGTCTTAATTCTGGTGCAGGTTATCAGAATGTTCGTGCAGCTAAAATTGCACAGGCTATTCGTGCGCTGACTAACGAAGTTGAAACTGACCTTTGTGGTTTGCAATCTACTTTCTCTCGCGCTTTTGGTACTGCTGGCACTACTCCTTTCGGAACTGCTAACGATTACACCGATGCTTCCAACGTCTTAAAGATTCTCAAGGACAATGGCGCACCTTTGCAAGACAACCAGTTAGTGATTAATACTACTGCTGGCGTTAACTTGTTAGGTAAGCAAGCAAACGTGGCTGATGCAGGTAGCGATTCTATCTTGCGCCAAGGTGTATTGCTGGACATTAACGGCATGCCTATTCGCGAGTCGGCACAGGTTGTTAATCAAGCTGCTGCTTCACTTGCTGGTGCTGCTACAACTAACGCTGCTGGTTATGCTGTTGGTGCAAACGTACTAACTCTAGCTGCTGGTGGTACAGGTACAGTTGGTGCTGGTGACGTTATTACTTTTGCTGGAGATCCCAATAAGTATGTAGTAACTAGTGCAGTATTTGCAGGAGCTAACCCTGCTGCTGGCGATACTATTACTATTGGCGCTAACGGACTGCGCGTTGCAATGGCTGCTGCCGCTAAAGCAATTACTAAAGTTGCAGCTTCTGATCGAAACATGGCGTTTAACCGCTCTGCTCTCGTTCTTGCTTCACGCGCTCCAGCCCGTCCGTCAGAAGGCGATATGGCATCAGATGTTATTGTTATTACTGATCCGCGATCAGGTCTTAGCATGGAATTTGCCATGTATAAAGGCTACAGAAAAGTACGCTATGAAGTAGCACTTGCTTGGGGTGTTAAAAACATCAAGCCAGAGCATACTGC